AGCTAATAAATAACACACTAATAAAAAATCTCGCTTGACTTATATAAAATAATATGGGATATTATATCTTTAATAACTAATGGAGTAAATAAATGAAAAAACTAAATAAAACCGAAAGAGAAGCTTACGCAGAAGTAGTAATGCAAAAAGAAAAGCAAACTCTTATTTCTAAATCTGATAACAACGGAAAAATTAAAAAAATTCTTCTTGAAGCTAAAAGATTAGAAAGGCTTTCTGATAAAGCTGAACTTAAATCAGAAATTGCTAAAAATAACTTACAAAGTTTTATTAATGAAAACAGAACATTAATAGAAGGTAGTTATGGAAGTATCATTCTCAAAAGAGACCATGACTGGAGCAGGCGTGAACAAAGGTATAGGTATAATACCCGTGTTGAGTTTGACCAGTCTCATGAGATTAAAGAGAAGTTAGAAAAAGCAATTATTCTTGCAGGTATTGATGCAGAAACTAAAGAAGAATTAGATAAAAAAGTTTTTGAATTAATGACTAAAGAGGACAGTTTAAAACTTTTAACTGATTAAGAATTATCTCAGCTGAGATACCCAGTAGTAAGGACACGAAGATATTTTCGGTAAGTGTTTAAAAAGATAATCCGAATCAGGTCGCTCCTGATGTGCAATTTACTTACTACTGGGAGTTACAAGAATTTGGTCTGCACAATGGCAATACTAGTTTAAGTGCAGTTAAAGTATAGGGAAAATCAGTTGCGAGCCAATCCTATAAAGCCACTAGAGTAGGAGATGACTTCGACCAGTTTAAGCAGAACTGCGACTGGCAAGGAATGTTAAAGTTGTAAGATTTTAACGATCTCCTACTTGACATTAATAGAATAATATGGGATATTATATTAATAACAATGGAGAAAATAAATGAATGAAGTTTTAGATAATTTAAAAGCCGGAGTAGACCTTTTAGATGGTTATCATACAGCAGTGCTTATTCTACCGAATCATGTAGACGAAAGAGGTAGATATATTATTTGCACTGTTTCTAGAGATGACGATGGATACTGGAAGGGTGACGGTACAAACCCTTTTGATCTTGGGTATATGCCAAAAACATTTGGACGTAATTTAGAAACGGCCAGAGAACTAGTCCAAGAAGAAAACGAATCAAGGGGCATATATAATAAAAATATCTTTAAAGAGTTTATATCGCTTAACAGTGACATAAAATCTTTTCATTTAGATAGAATAGTAAACTTTAATTATGGAGGAGAAGATGAGTAAAGAAAGAAAACTACCGTTTGAATGTGTGGTGTATGACAAAGAACCTGTGGAAGTAAAGAACAGATTTAGCGGTGAAAGCATAGTTATTCCACCGGATGCAGTGGCTGTGTACGACTCGATCATCGGTGCAGAAATGACTCAAGACTGGGCTAGAGTACGTAAAGGCTTAGACTGGTTTGCCAAGCATGAGCCGGATGCTTACATGGTGCTGTTAGATTAAGTCAATCGGGTCGGCCTATCGGGTCGGCCCGTAGCACTCCTGGTTTTTTTACACTCCATTGTTTAGGTCAGGAGTGCGATTATCTATTTTATGCTTACCCCTTGTAATATGGGATAAAATGGTTATATTAGTATTATGTTTATATTTAATAATATATCTGAAAAACGACCTAGCGTTAGCGGGCCGCTTTTCTTTATCCACCTTTCCACTGGGAGGGTTTTATAATGGGTCAAATTTATAGAAATTATTTAGAAAGAAATTGTGGCCTACCAAGCACAAGAGTTGACTCTGTAGACGAAGGTGTTTCAGCTATGTATATCGGTTATGCATATTGCGACACAGGTTACAGAAAAATTCTTGTAAAAAACGTAATGCCTGACGAAAAGTCTTTTATGGAAATGATTGCTCTTTACGCAATTATGGAAGACCTTGATCACTTCGATTACTTTAGCGATGAAGATAAAGAAAGGGCTAAGGCAATACAAGACGTTGCTGCTTATACTCACGAATCTCACGAAAGCATCACTGCTAAGATTCTTGAATCAGGCGACGAAGAAAAAATAAAAAGATGGAAGGAACTTAATAAACCTTTCAAGACCAACAAATAAAAGGGAGCGGGAGGCGAAAGCCTCCCGACTATTCAAATGTACGCATTAATCGATTTAATATTTTTTCTCATGCCAGTTATTGCAATCGGGCTATTGCTGGTATTAATCAGGCTTGTCTATTTTGTTTGCACGGGTCGTTGGTTGTGGGATTAACAACTTGGTCGGGCATCGGGTCGGGACACGCATATAGTTCTGACCCGATGTTTTATATACGATCTAAGTAATAGAAAAAAACTTCTAATTTTGGCTAAACTTGAAATATGGGATAAAATGATTATATTAATAGTATGTTAAACAACCTAGAAGGAACAAATAAAATGAAAATACTAAGTAAAATATGCAATGTAAAATATGCAAATTCAACTGGTGAAACTAAAATCTATACAGTTATTAGAGCTAATAAATCACATCAAGATTTAATGGTTGATAGATTTAAAAACAAAAATCCTGAGGATTATATTGTTGTTAGAGGTATGAATAAAAACTCTAAAGACTTTATGACTTGGAAACGAGCAAATATATTAGAGGTGTTATAATGGGCGGTACTAAAAGATGGTATATGGAACAACAGGAAATCGAGATAGAAGAAATCATGGAACAACTCGAAGAAGTTAGAGGACCTGTGGCAGACCAAGAAGCGTTATATGACGAAGCTTGGGAAATTTGGGAACAACAAAACCAAACGAGAGAGGGCTAATTATGGATAACGATAAGCACAATAAATTTATTATGAAAGTCGCTCGTTCAATAGCTAATAAATCTACCTTAGAGCGTATGTCTAAGGTAGAGCTTGACGCTCTCAACAACTTGTTGGACGGCAAAGCTACCGAGCACGAGAGAGATATATTAGATAAAGCAAGTGATAGATTTATTCACTTGTATTCAGGTGAGGTATTAGGGAACGAAGACTAGGTTCCCTAGAACCATTCTAAAGTAACGGGGTTGCAAAAATGCAACCCCCCCTCCACCTAGATTCACAATTAAGGTTCAGCGGAGCTGAACCTAGTTTATGACATACAATCACAAATTTTAAATCTTTAGGTTCCCTAGCCCTTTCTATTGACATTTGAAAAAAAATAATTGAAATTAAAAACATGAATCCAAATTCAAACATGCAAAATAGAGGTCCTCAAAATTTTATGCAACAAGGACCTATGAACAATGCAACAAGTGGTGGTCAAGCCTACAACTTCATGTCTGGCGGTAGACCTACGCAGCAGCAACCTTATATGCATCCGGCAACAAGGCCTCCCCAAGCACAAATGCCACCTGGCGGTCAACGACCTCCAATGCCTATGGGTATGATGATGCCACAAGGTATGCCAAACAGACCAATGAATCCTTTTGGCCACCAAAACCCACCACCGCTTCCGCAAGGAACACAAGTTCCACCAAACATGGAAACAAAATCTAGCATCACAGATCCTATTGATATGAATAAAATATCTAATTTTAGTGTTTATTTAAATTCTTTAAAGAATCCTAGACAGCTTCAAAACTATCCAGACATAAATGTATTTAATCCTCAGTTTTGACATTTTTTTTAGTTCGTAGTATAAAAAAGTCTAACAAGAGGTAAAAATGAAATATTTAGTTTTAACTTTAGTGGTATTGGTAGCTGTTGGTTGTTCTTCAAGCAACATTAGTTTAACAGCAAATATTCCAGACTCACAAGAAGTAGACATACAGATCCAAACAAAGAACAAAGCAGAGTAATTATGCTGTCGTTATTTGGTAGTTTGCTCGGCTTTGGAACGTCGTTCCTTCCGAACATACTCGGTTTCATGGAGAAAGGTCAGTCTAACAAGCACGAGCTTCGTCTTTTAGAGGCTAAGGCAAAGCACGCTGAAGTTCTTAGCAAGCTCAACATTGCAGAGCTCGATGCGAAAGCAGATGTAGAGGAGTCCCGCTCCATCTACATGCATGCTTCGGAAATAGCTAAAAATAATAAATCATCTTTTATCTCAGCACTACAAGCATCAGTTCGACCAGTCGTTACTTATTTCTTTTTTATACTATTTGCTACAATAAAAGGCTTAGCTGTTTATGTAGCTGTACAAGAAGGAGATGATGTAACTCAAGCTATATTAAATAGTTGGGACGAAGAGACGGCAATTTTATTTTCGACCGTAATTTCGTTCTGGTTTGGTGGACGAGCTATGCGTAAAATTAGGGAGAGTAAAAATGGCTAAAGCAGCAACTAAAAAGAAACCTACTAAAAAATCACCTTTGCGTAAAAGAGCTCGTAATAGTAAAGGCCACTACATCGCCGATGATCCAGGGACTCCAAATAATGAAGCATATGGAGAGCCTCCTGTACCGTCTATGAAAAAGTATGTTGGTATTGGTTTGGCACTTGTTTTGATAGCAATAGTAGTATTAGCATCTTAAATACATCTTATTAATACAATTCATTTGATTAATATTATAATAGGTATATAACACCCTTAATATAAGGGTAAAGCATGCTTAATTTTATAAATATTATCTCATTTTCAACTATAGTTTGGTGCGTCTCTAGCATCATATAACAATATTTAGTTGCAACGAACCCCAAACCACTATATGTAGGTTAAATGGAATTTCGTGAATGCAACACCTGTGGTGTAACGAAAGAAATCACTTCCTTTGAAAAGTCATATTCAAGAGGAACTCAATACCGCCGACACCAATGCATGGCATGTAAGGCACTTCAAAGAAACGATAGAACAAATAAAGACCCTATACTCTACCTTCGTAGAGCTTTTAGTCAGTTAAAATCAAGTCGTAAGACAAAAGGTAGTTTTAAATGGGAGCTAGCTTTTGATGATATTAAAAAAAAGTGGGATAATTCAAAAGGTAAATGTGCTGTTAGCGGTATAAAAATGACACATCATAGAGATGGTAGTGGAAAAAGGATACCTACAAATGTTTCTATTGATAGAATAAATAATAAAAAAGGCTACACAAAAAATAATGTTCGACTTGTATGTTGGTGTGTTAATAAAATGAAACATACTATGTCAGACGACGAATTAATGCTATGGGTAAATAGGATTTATGATGGACAACGAAACGAATTTTGAAACATTAGATGAAGAGCAAATACGTTATGCTCTTGATTTACAAAAGAGATTAAATTTTCTAGAAAACATTGAATCTTCTAGAGGTAATTTTTTAAACTTTGTACAACATGTTTGGCCTGATTTTATTTTAGGTAACCATCACAAAATTTATGCAAAAAAATTACAAGATATAGCATCTGGTAAATTAAAAAGATTAATAATAAATATGCCACCTCGACACACGAAGTCTGAGTTCGCCTCTATTTATTTTCCTGCGTACATGTTGGGACTCAATCCTAAATTAAAAATAATTCAAGCAACACACACAACAGAACTTGCAACAGGTTTTGGTCGTAAGTGTAAAGCTTTAGTAGATAGTCCCGATTATAAAACCATCTTTGAAGATACAAAAGTATCTCCCGACTCCAAAGCCGCTGGACGTTGGGCTACGACAGATGGTGGCGAATACTTTGCGGCGGGGGTTGGTGCAGCGATTACTGGTCGTGGTGCTGACCTCCTTATTATTGACGATCCCCATTCAGAGCAAGACGCTCTTTCTCCCACTGCTATGGAGAATTGTTATGAGTGGTACACATCTGGTCCAAGACAAAGATTGCAACCAGGCGGATCTATTGTTGTTGTTATGACTCGTTGGTCTACGAAAGATTTGACAGCTGAGGTTTTAAAAAAACAAACAGAATCAAACTCAGACCAATGGGAGGTTGTTGAGTTTCCTGCTATCTTTGATGACGGTAATGTTTTATGGCCTAACTTTTGGTCTGAAGATGAATTGCTTAAAGTTAAATCTTCTTTGCCAGTTGCTAAATGGAATGCACAATGGTTACAAAAACCTACATCAGCTGAGGGTGCTATCATAAAAAGAGAGTGGTGGAAAATGTGGGAACAAGATGACCCTCCTACATGCGAATATGTATTACAATCATACGATACT